AAGAAATAGGGCTTCCACCTGGGAAGCCCTTTCTTTTTATAGTTCGGCTGTATGTAGGGTACAGCACGATGAATCTGTTAGAGGCGCAATAGTGACAGATTTGATTATCAATTCCTATTTTGTTCTAAGGATAAAACCTTAGGTTGTGATCATCCGCACAATCCCTTAGTAACGCCAGCGGTCATAACGCTGATATTTCGGCACTTTTGGTGCTTTAATCGCCTTAATAACCCACACCACCGCAATCGCCAGTAGTAACCACGGCAGCAACTTAATCATCAATGCCAGCATACCGCCGAGGAACATAATGGCCGTCGCCACAACCAGCGCGGCGATAATGCCCAGCAACGAAACGCCGGTGACCATCAGCATGACAAAAAAGCCAATCACAAAAAGTAGTTCCAGCATGATGCTCTCCCAAATATGAAATCTCTTGCTGGCATTACAAGAATCATGCCAAAAATAATCTATTGATTTAACAGCAAAACGCCCCGCGACGGTGCGCAGGGCGTGGTGAATTTGACTACTTTTTGGTGAAAAGTTAACGCTTATCCGCCACCAGTTTGAGCGCGTGTTCCAGCACATTAATGTCTGCACCCGCTTTATGGGCATTTTCACTTAAATAACGCCGCCACTGCCGCGCGCCAGGAATACCCTGGAACAAGCCCAACATATGCCGGGTAATATGGCCGAGATACGTCCCCTGGCTGAGTTCACGCTCAATGTACGGATACATGGCGCGCACTACCGCCACCGGATCGGCATCGGTATCCGAGGAACCAAAGATCTCCCGGTCTACCGCCGCCAGAATACCCGGATTCTGATACGCCTCGCGCCCGACCATCACGCCATCCATATGTTGCAGGTGTGCTTTGGCCTCTTCCAGCGACTTGATACCACCGTTAATCGACATTGTCAGATGCGGAAAGTCACGCTTCAGTTGATACACACGCGGATAATCGAGCGGCGGGATTTCACGGTTTTCTTTCGGGCTTAACCCCGAAAGCCAGGCTTTACGTGCGTGGATGATGAACATCTCACACTCGCCTTTGCCGGAAACGGTATTGATGAAATCGCAGAGAAATTCATAGCTGTCCTGGTCGTCGATGCCAATACGCGTTTTCACCGTCACCGGAATCGACACCACATCGCGCATCGCTTTCACGCAGTCGGCAACCAGCTGCGCATTACCCATCAGACACGCACCAAACATGCCGTTCTGCACCCGGTCAGACGGGCAGCCGACATTCAGGTTGATCTCATCATATCCGCGCGCTTCTGCCAGCTTTGCACACTGCGCCAGCGCCGCCGGATCGCTACCGCCCAGTTGCAACGCTACCGGATGTTCTTCTTCACTGTACGCCAGATAATCACCTTTACCGTGAATAATCGCCCCTGTGGTCACCATTTCGGTATACAGCAACGTATTGCGGGAAAGCAGACGCAAGAAATAGCGGCAATGTCTGTCCGTCCAGTCGAGCATAGGAGCAATGCTAAACCGAGAACTCCAGTAAGCGCCAGTTTTTTCAGGCATCACGCTGGTTTGATTAGTTTTCTGTGTTTCAGGATTATCGTGCATTTTTGAACATTTCAGGCTATTTTTCTCGCGTTAGGTTCCCGCACAGGTTCCCACGTTTTCTGGGAACCCGAAATAACGAGGTCGTGTAATGGCGTACTATAACATAGAGAAACGACTAAAATCCGATGGCACACCACGCTATCGCTGTAATGTGATTATCAAAGAAAAAGGTGTTATCACTTACAGGGAAAGCAAAACATTCCCTAAACATGCTCATGCCAAAACATGGGGAACACAGAAAGTGATGGAATTAGATCTATATGGCATTCCATCATCAAATGCAGTTGACGGACTTACAGTCCGTGACTTACTACACAAATATTTAAATGACCCAAATGCCGGAGGTAAAGCAGGCCGTACTAAAAGATATGTGCTGGAACTGCTTATGGATAGTGACATCTCCGCGATCAAACTATCTGAACTGACAGAAAATGACGTAATTGAACATTGCAGGCTAAGAAACAACGCTGGTGCAGGTCCAGCAACAGTCAGCCACGATGTTAGTTATCTTGGCAGTGTTCTGGATGCGGCCAAACCTGTATACGGAATTAATTACACATCAAACCCGGCGAAAAGCGCTCGCCCATATCTACTTAAACTTGGTTTGATTGGTAAATCAAACCGTCGTAATCGTAGACCAGCATCTGATGAACTGGACATGCTCATTGAAGGCCTTCAACAACGATCTACTCATAAATGCTCAAAAATTCCGTTCGTTGATATCCTCAAATTTTCTGTGTGGTCCTGTATGCGGATCGGAGAAGTATGCCGGTTACGATGGGAAGATCTCGACCAGGAACAAAAATCTATACTCGTAAGAGACAGGAAAGATCCACGCAAAAAGGAAGGCAACCACATGAAAGTAGCCTTGCTTGGGGAAGCCTGGGATATCGTCCAACGACAGCCAAAAAAATCGGAATTCATTTTTCCATATAACAGCACTTCTGTTACTGCAGGATTTCAGAGGGTAAGAAGCAAATTAGGTATTAAAGATCTGCGATACCATGATTTGCGTAGAGAAGGAGCAAGTCGCTTATTTGAGGCTGGTTTTAGTATTGAGGAAGTCGCTCAGGTTACAGGGCATCGTTCATTAAACGTGCTATGGCAGGTATATACCGAACTGTATCCGAAATCTTTACATAATCGTTTTGAAGAGCTCCAAAGGAGCAGAAATAAGACCTCTTGACACTGTTTATCCATACAGTTAAAAATAATACTGTATACAAACACAGTATAGAGGGACTTTTATGCGTATTGAGATCTGCATAGCCAAAGAAAAAATGACTAAAATGCCAAACGGTGCTGTGGATGCGTTAAAGGAAGAATTAACCCGACGCATCAGTAAACGTTATGACGATGTAGAGGTGATCGTAAAAGCCACCAGCAACGATGGGCTTTCTGTTACACGCACCGCAGATAAAGATTCTGCAAAAACATTTGTTCAGGAGACTCTGAAAGATACCTGGGAGTCTGCTGACGAGTGGTTTGTTCACTAATAAACACGTAAAATCGGTAACGGCTGAAAATCATTCAATACTCGCACTATCGAAAGTTCACCAGCCAACCGCAGCACGTCCTGCATACGTCGTGTCTGCGGTTTTTCTTTTTCGCTTACATTGTGTCTGGTTCTTCCGGCCACTCAATATCAGGTGCAGTTGATGTATCAACACGATTCAACAACACCCGATATGTCTTCCATGCCGCCAGTAACGATGTCTCTTCCTCCGTTGCGATTTCCAGATCTGCAGCATCCTGAAGCGGCGCAATATGCTCACTGGCTACCCGCATGAGGCTGTTTTTTGTTTCTTCCGCCTCCCGTATCCGAAACAGTTTTTCTGCTTCTGCATCTTTCACCCAGGTTGTGCCGTTCCACTTCTGATATTCCCCATCCGGCGACAACCAGGTGACATTTTCTGGTAACGGGCCGAGTTCAGAAATAAATAACGCGTCACCTGATGCCACGTCATAGACCGTTTTTCCCCTGTGGTCTTCAACGAGATGCCATGATGTATCCTTACTGTTAAAAACAGCCACGAAGCCAGCCGGAATATCTGGCGGTGCAATATCGGTACTATTTGCAGGCAGACCTGTATGAGGGGGAATGTATGCATCACCTTCACCAATAAATTCATTGGTTCCGGCCAGCAGATTATAAATTTTTATAGTCCGTGGTTGTACACTCATTCTGAATGCCATTATGCAAGCCTCACAATATAGTTAAATGCGATGTTTTTGACGGTGTTTTCCGCGTTACCAGCAGCGTTTACGGTGATGGTGTGTCCATGTGAACCAATCGCAACGGAGTGTGTATGAGCGCCAATATCAACAGTATGTGCGTGTGCGCCTGCACTTGCAGCAGTACCTGACACCGTGTGGGTATGCGCTCCGGCTGACGATGTGCCAGTACTCGAGTCTGAACGAGACGCACCTTTGAGGGCTCGATCGCCCTGCTCGGTATTGCCATATGGGTAACAGGCAACCGTGTGTGTATGTGCCCCTGCAGAAGCAGCCGTACCACTGACACTATGGGTGTGCGCTCCGGTGTTATTCGTGGACCTGGTACCATAATTAAACGAACTGGTAGTTTTCGTCCCCAAATCCGTACTGGATGCACTGGCACTGTGGGTATGCGATTTAATGCCGTCCTGTTCCTGAGACAATACGGCCCGACCACTGGCAGGTTTGCCCTTAATCGTCCAGCCACGCATATCAGGGATCACGCCTGACGGATAAGCCGCTGCAAGTTTCGGGTATGCAGATTTGTCAAAAGCCTGCCCCTGCATCAGGGCATAGCCAGACGGAACGGTATCTGATGGCCACGGGATTGGTGCGCCGACTGGGTAGCTTTCTGGTGGAAGATTTTTCGAGGTATAAACTTCTGCCCAGTCTTCCTCAAAACCATAACCGTCTCTTGAAGAACGGTAGAACAGACCACCATTTCTGTAATGCGCCTTCATCTGCAAGGTCCGGCAACTTCCGACTCCGGTATAGAAGTTAACCAGAATATAGCTGTCGCCAGAGCGGGTGACATTATAAGCGCCTGATTCGGCATTCCAGGGAACGCCACCATCCGCATCGGCATATGTATCCGTTGCCCTTCTGGCAAAAGCGGCCACATGCGCGGCGGTTAAAGTGATATCAGTAGAACCATCAAATGGAACACCGGATATTTTTCTTGCAGTCTGAAGTTTTGTAGCAGTTGCAGCATTACCAGTGGTGTTCTGATTACCCGTAGTGTTTACACCTGGAAGGTTAATATTTGCAGAACCGTCGAAAACAACTCCACCGATAGATCTTGCCGTCTGCAATTTCGTGGCTGTACTTGCATTACCATTCAATGAACCAGTTAATCCACCTGTAACAGACAACGGACCTGAAACTGTTCCTCCGGTTGTTGGCAGTGCACCAATATCTGATGGTGTAGGTTTCTGATGTGAGCTATACATCGTATAAACAACACCATAGGTAACGCTGGAAGGCTTACTCGCTGAATATGTTGGCGAGGTATAAACAGAAACTGACGCATTTGCAGTACAATCCCAATGGATATTTACACTCGTCGCATATTTGCCAATCTCAACGTAAATATCATATGTATCGCCGGATGTGTTGATCCAGGCGAAATTCGTTAATCCGACGGCTGTACGCTTCCACAAAGCCCCGGTAATTCCTTTGGGGTTTCCATTGCCTGCTCGTAGAACCAGTTCTGAAATGCCTGCCTGATGTGGGGAACCGACGTTGTAACCAGCGCCACCAATCAATGCGATGTAAACGATGGAACTCGCTTGTGGCATGGTAACCGTAGCCAGTTTGAACCACCCAGCCCCGTCAAAGAAAGACATCGTTACTGAATTTAAAGTACCAATATCTTTCGGCGTTAATGTTATATCCGCAGTCAGTGCTTTTCCGTTAACTTTTCGGTTAGATGGCACCCTGCTATTCGCATTGTCATTGGCTGCTTTAACTGCTTTTGGCGTTGCGGCCAGCGATTCACTGGTGCTATCAACAGCACTGCTAAGTTTCACAACACCTTTAGTTGTAAGGCTTGCGTCTTCCATCGCAACTGCACCGGCAATCTCTTCAGCACGATCAGCAGCAGCTTCCGCACGGGTCGCAGCGGATTCAGCAGCAGTTTTGCTCTGAGATGCTGCCGTCGCACTGCCTGCCGCCTCTGTTGCTTTCGTGGATGCCGTCGTGGCGCTGCCCTTCGCTGCTGACGCCTGTCTGGTCGCCTCATCTTTTGAAGCAGACGCAGATGATGCCGATGACGCTGCCGAACTGGCGGACGATGCGGCTGCCGTTTTTGAGGATTCTGCACGGGTTTCCGACGCTTTCGCGTTCGTCTCGGATGTCTTCGCTGCGGAAGCAGACCTCGCTGCTGCACTGGCCTGTTCAGTGGCTTCGCCAGCCTTCGTTGTGGCTGTTGAAGCAGACGAGGCGGCACTTTCTGCCGACTTTCCGGCAGCGGTGGCACTGGCTGAGGCCTGCCCGGCACTTGTTGACGCGGCACTGGCAGATGATGCTGCCGCTGTTTTTGAGCCTGCCGCAGCTGAGGCGCTCTGTCCCGCTGCCGTTTCAGAAGACCTGGCGTTCGTCTCTGACGTTTTTGCCGCCTTCGCGGAATTGCCTGCCGCCGTTGCCGAGGAGGCTGCACTGCTGGCGCTTGTGGAGGCGTTCGTTTCTGATGATTTTGCCGCCTCTTTGGAGGCAGCCGCATCTCTGGCTGAAGTGGCGGCTTCTGACGCTTTCGTCGTCGCAGTGGATGCAGAAGTGGCTGCTGATTGTTGTGACGCTGCCGCATTCGTTTCTGACGTTTTCGCGGCACCGGCACTGGTGGCCGCCGCGCTTTTTGAGGACTCTGCAGCGGCAGCACTTTTTGACGCTTCCGTGGCCTTTGTTGATGCCGTTCCTGCGCTGGAAGAAGCCTCCTGAGCCGACGTCGCGGCCTGTCCGGCTGACGTGCTGGCTGCACGTGCTGAATCTGCAGCATCAGTCGCATGGGTTGCCGCCTCACTGGCTGATGTGCCGGCATCACTGGCTGACTTCTTCGCGGCTGCCGTGTTCTGTGCCACTGCGGACGCGTTACGCGCCACCTCTTCCACCATCAGTTCAAAACGGCGCAGTGCCTCCGGACGGGCATCATCCTCCGTCATGGCACCGAGAAAATCATTCAGCGTCCCCGGCTTTGAATCCTCATACACGGTGATGGTCCCGGCATGTGACGGCGGGAATCCTTCCACCATCAGAATAACGCTGTACTGACCGTACTCAACGTCCATGCTGTAACGCCCGGCTTCATCCGGATTTTCTGAGGCCAGCGTGTTCACCACGACCGTGGTACTGTTACGTTTTGCCTTCAGCTGAATGGTGCAGTTCTGTACCGGTTTCCCTGTGCCGTCTTTCAGTACACCTGAAATCTTTACTGCCATATTCACCCCACAAAAAAGCCCGCCTGAACCGGCGGGCTGTCATAACACTGTGTTACCTGGCTAATCAGAATTTATAACCGACACCCACGATGAAACCGTCAGTGCGCCAGTCGCCACTGCCGGAACCTTCATAAGCGACATCAATGGCCACCGATTCGGTCGGGTTAAACTGCACGCCAGCTCCCCACGCCAGAGACGTGTTGCTGTGGCGACCGTCATCACTTCCGGTCAGCACATCGTGCGTTTTCCCCTTGCTGTCGGTCACCTGCAGATAATCCCCGGAGAAGGTCGAAACACGGCTGTAAGCCACCCCCGCCATCGCATACGCGCTGAACCATTCATTCACGCGCACAGACGGCCCCGCCATCACGCTGAACCAGCGGTTACGCACGGAATCTTCATGCCAGCGGGTATCGCTGTAATGCGTTTTTTGTTCATCTTCTGCGTCGGCATAACTGAAAGACGTAATCAGCCCCAGCGTGTCCGTAAATTCATAACGGTATTTCACGTTAATCCCGTTCAGATTATCGCTGCCGGGTGCGTTCGTACGGGCATGAAGATACCCTGCGCTCAGCGTGGCCTGCTGCTCAGACGCCCATGCAGGCGCACCGGATACGGCCAGACAGATGGCTGCGGACAAAATGGCTGCACAAACTTTACGCATAATTACCTCTCGCTTTTCTGCAATAAAAAAGGCGCCATTTCTGGCGCCCGTATCTGGGTTATAAAATTCAGCTAATCGTGATGCCTGCAGTGGCTTTCTTCATCACCACAACCAGCAAATCGCTGATACTTGCTGTGGGATAATAACGCCCGTGTGACGCAGAAACTGAAAACTCCAGAGTTATTCCTCCAGAACCGGCAGGCATATCCATGATACCTGTGTAAATGGCTGTGACATCGGTGGTCGATCTGTCATAAATTACAGAACCATTCTTTTTTACAACAAGACGACAGGATGAATAAGTCTCGTTATCCCCCCGCCCATGTTTAGCGCCACGAAACGCCACCGCGGGAATAACAATCTGCCGGTCAAACGGCTGATCGTCATAAATCCTGACGGTAATGGTCCCTGATGGCCACCGTTCCGGTGCACGGGAGTCCCGGGGGAAAGCTTTGCCCACTGTTTTAACGAGATCGCCTTCAATCTGGTTCGCGGACAGTTTTCCCAGAACCCGGCAGTTCTCGTTAATCGTGACGTTGTTGAGCGTCCCGGAGTTCGCATTCACGTTACCGCTGATATCGGCATTTTTCGCCGTCAGCCGCCCGTCCGGTGTCAGGGAAAATGCCGGAGGATTACCGCCGCTGGTAATGGTGGGAGCCGTCAGATATTTCAGGAACACTTCATTCATAAATATCTGATCGCCCTGACCAACAAACATCGGCTTTGTGTTGCCATTCGCAGGATTAACCATCGCAATCCTGTCCGCCGCCAGCAGCACCTGACTCTGCATGCCGTCAGGGGTGTTCTCAATACCGGCACCAATACCCGCGATATAAAGGCGTCCGTCCTGCATCTGCTGCAGCTTCACTGCCCACATGCTGTTCAGGTTATTATTTGTATCAACCTGAACTTTCTGTATCTGCTGGATTGCCGCACTCTGGTCTTCCAGTTTTTTATTGACGGTCTGCGTGATTTCATTGCTGACATTCGTAATGGACGTCCTGATTTCAGCCAGGTCCGGCGCAAGCTGACCGTTATCAATCTGCGTCCACAACTCCTGGGCCAGATGTGTTTTCCCGATTTCTCCTTTGAAAAAATCCAGGTAACCTTCCGCATCATCGCTCGCCCGACCGACGGCCTCCACGAATGCCGATTTGCCAACGGTGTTCACACTGCGGATATAAAAGTAATAATCATGGCCCGGTTTGATATTGATACTGGCGGCTATCCAGTACAGCCCCGTGCCAAGGTAGCGGGCTGTGGTTTCAACCTGCCTGATATCGGTAATCCGCGTTTCCGAGAACCAGAACTCAAACTGTACCGTCGGATCATAAACCGCAAGATGCGGCGTGGCGGTTATCTGAAAATAGCCCGGCGTCAGCTCAATCCTCGACGGTGCTGCCGGTGCGGCAATCCGGAACGATACCGACGCCGGATCGCCCTGCTGCCCCCGGGCATTTACCGCCCGGACTGTCAGCCTGTAGTTCCCCAGCGCCAGTTGCGTGAAGCGGTATGTGGTTTCCGTCGTCCGGGCCGTGCTGACCAGTCGCTCACTGCCGTCGTCCGCTGTTACGGTCAGACGGAGCAGGAAGCTCACGCCCTTCACCACCTTCGGTGTGTCCCATCGCGCCAGCACCTGATATTCCCCGCTGTCTGCAGTGACTTCGGCGGTCAGGTGCTGCACTGCTGGCGGCGTGACACCATTCACCGTGCCGCTCTGGTCACCGTCAAAGTGCGCCCCGTTATCCACGATGGCTTCTTTCTCCGGTACATGCTGCACGGCGGTGATGGCATACGTGCCGTCATCGTTCTCACGGATACTCACGCAGCGGAACAGGCGCTGGCGCAGCGTCGGCAGCTTCAGCCCCCACACGCTGTATTCTGCAACGCCGTCAGGAACACGGCTCACTTTCACCTTCACGCCGTCGGTGACGGACTGGACCTCCACGCTGACCGGATTACCCTGACCGTCAACCAGGCTTATCAGCGTGGTACCGGAGGATGGCAGCGTGATTTCACGGTCGAGCGTCAGCGTCCGGGTCTGGCTGTTCACCGCCAGCACGCGCCCGCCGGTGCTGATACCCGCATAGTCATCATCGCAGATTTCAATGACATCCCCCGGTACATGGCGAAGCCCTTCGGCACCCACGCTGAAGTCCACGGTCTGCGTTTCCAGCAGTTCTGTTTTAATCAGCCACAGCCCGGCGCGGTGCGCCTGCCCCCGGCTGGTACAGCCAAAGGCATCCATCTTCGTGACGTTACGACCGTAACGGGCAATGGCCTGCGTATCTTCAACAAGCTCTGTCGCCGTCTCCCAGCCGTTGTTCGGATCAATCCAGTTAACCTCAACGGCATTATGGCGGTCCTTCAGGGCGCTGAAGCTGTAGCGGAACGGCGCGCCATCATCCGGCATCACCACATTACTGCGGTTATAGGTCCACACCTTATCTGATGGTCGGTCCTGCACGAACGTCAGCGTCTGCCCGTTCCATACCGGCATACAGCGCATCGCCGAGCAGAAATCACTGAGCACATCCCACGCCTTGCGCTGTGTGGTCAGGTACGCATTACAGGTGATGCGCGGCTCCGTGCCGCCAAAGCCGTCCGGCACTGACTGGTCGCAGTACTGGCCGATGACATACAGCGCCCATTTATCCACATCCGCCGCACCAAGACGTTTCCCCATGCCGTAGCGCGGGTGGGTCAGCATATCCCACAGACACCAGGCCATGTTGTTGCTGTATGCCGGTTTAAACGTTCCGTCCCAGATACCGCTGTATTGCCGCGTCTGCGGGTTATAATTCGACGGCACCTGCAGAATACGCCCGCGCAGATGATAATTACGGCTCACCTGCTGGCTGCCGAACTGCTCCGAGTCCACCTGCACGCCGACCAGTGCCGTGTTCGGGTAGCACTGTTTCACATCGATGATTTCTGTGTATGACGACCAGAGCGTTTTGTTCTGCAGCTGGTCTGTGGTGCTGTCCGGCGTCATCCTGCGCATCCGGATATTAAACGGGCGCGGCGGCAGGTTATCCACCACCACCGAGGCCAGATACTGCGACGTGGTTTTGCCCTTAATGGTGATGTCTTTTTCCGTCACCCAGCCACCGTTACGCTGTATCTGAACCAGCAGACGGACTTCCGACGGATTCCTGTCACCCTTTGAGGTGGTTTCCACCAGTGCCTGCACACCGAAGGTAAAGCGCAGACGGTCGATGTTTGCAGACGTGATGGTCCGGGTGATCGGCGTGTCGTATTTCACTTCCGTACCCAGCACCGTCTCGGAGCCGGAGGATTCAAATCCCTCCGGCGGAGTCTGCTCCTGCTCACCAGCCCGGAACACCACCGTGACACCGGCGATGTTGGTATTCCCCTCACTGTCCAGCACCGGCGTACTGTTCAGCAGCACGCTTTTTAATCCATCCACCGGACCTTCAACCGGCCCTTCGCTGATGGCATCGATCACACTCAGCAACTGCGTGGACTTCAGGTTGTCCTTCGCTTCGCGCGGAGTATGCCCCTTACTGCTGCCTTTACCCATTCGTCACGCTCCATAAACGACAAAACCGCCCGCAGGCGGTTTCACATAAAACGTTTTTCATCAGCGACCAATCACCACAACCTGACCACCATCCCCTTCGTCTGCCGTGCTGATCTCCTGAGAGACCACCCGCGACCCCACGCGCATTTCACCGTACAGAACGGGCAGAACATTGCCCTGGGCAACCATGTTATCCAGTGAGGAGAAATAGGTGTTCTGTTTGCCGTTATCTGTACTTGCTGCCGTGGGCGTCCTGGCTTTCGGTGCCAGCATCTGCGCCACACCACCGAGCACCATACTGGCACCGAGAGAAAACAGGATGCCGGTCATACCACCGGCCCCAATGGCTGCCCCCCATGCTGCAAGGGTGGCTCCGGCGGTAAAGAATGATCCGGCAATGGCGGCAGCCCCCAGGACAATCTGGAATACGCCACCTGACTTGGCCCCGGCGACTCTGGGAACAATATGAATCACAGCGCCATCAGGCAGAGTCTCATGTAACTGCGCCGTTAACCCGGACGTGCTGACGTCCCGCCCGGCAATCCGTACCTGATACCAGCCGTCGCTCAGTTTCTGACGAAACGCCGGGAGCTGTGTGGCCAGTGCCCGGATGGCTTCAGCCCCCGTTTTCACACGAAGGTCGATGCGGCGACCAAATCGTTGTAAATTCCCGTAAAGGCAGATGCGCGCCATGCCCGGTGACGCCAGAGGGAGTGTGTGCGTCGCTGCCATTTGTCGGTGTACCTCTCTCGTTTGCTCAGTTGTTCAGGAATATGGTGCAGCAGCTCGCCGTCGCCGCAGTAAATTGCGGCGTGATTCGGCACCGATGAACCAAAACAGCACAGCAGCACATCGCCCGGCTGTGCCGCTGACAACGGCACCTGATACAGCCCCGTCGCCTCCAGATTATCCAGATAGAGATTCTGGCCGTTACGCCACCAGTCATCCTCACGATGAAAGTCCGGCATCTCAATCCCCGCCAGATGATAAGCATCCCGGAACAGGGTGTAACAGTCCGTCACACCGTGCTCAAAGCGCCGCCCGGTAAGATGCGGCACACAGCGGAACTTATGAATCGTCCCCCGGCAGACCAGCCACCACGGCAAATCACTCTGCACCTGCAGCCGCCGGTCGGCCTCACTCAGCCAGGGCAGACCACCGGGGTGGCTGTGGACCAGCGCCACAATCTCACCCTGCATTTCTGCCTGCAGCCAGTCTTCCGGCGACATACGGAAATACGCCTCCGGCTCACCGGAGATATTCACGCAGGGGAAATATCTTTCCCCCTCCGGCGTTCTCACCACGAAGCCGCACGACTCCGCTGGCGCACATCGCCGGGCGTGCGCCAGAATCGCTGATTCTGTCTCTGTCATGGGTTTACTGCGAAAGTTTGTTAATGGAAAGGTAGCCGCCAAAATTGCCGACGTTATTGCGGAACTTGCAACCACTCAGGCATTTGCTGCACTTATCCTTCGTGATATCGGACGTTGGCTGGTCATATTCATCCGCGACCGCCGGGCCATCATAACCGCACTCATCGCCGCGGTAGATCCAGGTGCAGGTGTTGGCCAGCATGATGCGCCCCGGAAAAACAGCGCCATCCGTTTCCGTCGGTGTGGACAGCACAAAAGAGGCACTGACCGCGCTCAGTTCGCTGCACTGTTCGATGCGCCAGCGGCTGATCACCTCCTGCTCCGGATCGGCGTCACTGTTTCCGTTGACGAAGTTCACCGCATCCAGAAAACGGGCGTAAACCTTACGCCGGACCACCGTTCCGCCGACCAGACTCTGCAGATCTTCCGCCATCCCGGTGACCATGCCGTACAGATTAGAGACTTTAAGCGTTGGCCTTGCACTGGCTCCTTTGCCGTTCATCTCAAATCCGCTTCCCTGAATGGGATAAGCCTGATACTGCCGCCCCTGCCAGGTGACTGGTTCACCTTTTTCGTTCTGCTCATTACAGAAGAAATAACGATCTCCGCCGACCTCTGTCAGATCAATTTCCCAGAGCACGACCAGCGCGGATTGCTCCGTTTTAGTGCACTCATTGAGTGTTTCCTGCTGTATATCCTGCATCAGTGAGTGACCTCTTCAAAGGTACAGTTAAAATCGGTATACATGGCATTATCCGAAATGCTCCACTCCCTGCAGACAACCCGGACAGTCCTGTTGTGTTTTGGCGGACGCCACAAAAAAGCACGAATCCCGGCATGACGGGATAAAAAACTGTCCAGCGCGGCACGGGAATATTCATCTGTGACACGAAATACCGGTTTAAACGTTTTCAGATCTGCATTCAGACCACCAGCCCGTCGCTGTTCATATCCGTCACCGAACTTTACCGTAATAACAGATGGCTTTCGTGTCGTCTCCATCCCCTCGCGGGGGATCCAGTTAAAAACTTCAGACTCAGGCACTGTACAATCCTCCGTCCCGACGTGATGACTGCATAATTGACACAACCCTGCTGTCGATCAGATCCACCAGTCCCCTGGCTGAGCGCGCATCTATCTCGCCATTGCTCCCTTGATTCTGAATGCTGATGTGATACACGGGAGAATAAACAAATCCACCGCCACCATTCACATTTCCAATGGCCCTGACCCCAAGAGAGCCGTCCGCTGCCCGTGTCAGTGGCATGATTGCTTCAGGCCCGGCCTCGCCCATCAGCCCGGCACCTTTCGCAAAAGCAAAATACGTCGGGGTATCCACAATGGTGTTACTGTAAGCACTCAGATTTGCCGATGTATAAACACCACCTTTTGCGTTTGCCACTGCACCGGAAAGCCAGTCGCCGACTGTACCAAGCCATCCTCCGGCACCGGACATGCTTTTGGAAAGTGACTTCAGCCCGTTAACGATGGCAGCGTTCATCAGAATTTTTGAAACTTCCTGGAGAACTGAACTCCCCCAGTTTCTCCAGTCCACAACATTTCCGGCCAGTGCATCGGAAATATTTGATACCAGCCCGTCCATAGTGGAAACGACAGCATCTGCCGCCTGCGAAGCATAATCGGTGGCACTGTCTGCCCAGTTCGTCAGTCCCTCCTGGAGTCCGGCATTCCAGTTACTGCGTAAAGCATCAGCCTTTGCATAATAATCCTGCTGATCGCTGAGACGCTCTTCCAGATATTTTTCATTCAGAGATTTTTCCTGTTTCCACAGGGCTTCTTCAATTTCTCCGGCCTGATACTGTCTCAGTAGCTCGTTATTTTTCTGCTCAAACGCCTGCCGGATACTCCACATTTCCTGGAGTCGTTCACGCATCCGTGAGCCTTCACCATATCCCAGCAACTGCGCTTCGTCAGATGCCCGGGCACTGGCATTACTGTCCGCCAGACTGCTCTCATACGCAGCAAGCTGCTCACGAATCTTTTTCTGGTCGATGAGTGCTGCATTCTGCAAAAGCGTTTTTTTCTGCGCTTCTGACAGGGTTGATAATTCGCCCTGACTGACCTGATATTTCATCTTAGCCAGTTCAGCATTCTGCCCTGCCAGTGCTATTTGTTCTTTTTGCTGTTTAATCAGCCGTTTATAAATATCTTCTGTTTTTTCCGCTTCGGTCTTTTTATGCGCTTTGGGTTTATTTGCCTGGTTATTTCGCCAGGCATCCAGTGAGTTATTGATATAATTCTGTCTGGCTGTCTGATACGCCTCTCCCACAAAGCCGAGATCATCCGCAGCATAACCCAGGCGGGCACGCTCACGGGCTTCCCCCTTCAGGCGGGACAGAGCCAGTTCGCGCTCGCTGTTATTCAGTGCGGTCTGCTGTTTATCATCCAGGGTTGCCTGTGGTAGCCGTAACGGTACATTCACCAGCCCCTGTCGCTGCTGAAGTAATTCATTACCGAGCCCGAGAAGGCGATTAAACTCGGTATGCTGCCCATTCATGATCAACAGGGACTGATACGCTTTGTTTTGTTCCGCTGCCTGTTGACGGATCAACGCCACCCGTCGCTCCTCCAGCCCGGCAAGCACATCCTGAATGGATTGCGCTTTGCCCTGCATTTGTGTGAGACGGGACTGTTCAACTGCCAGTTGATTTGTTGCTTCTGCAAGCCCTTCTGTGACAGTTTTTACCGACGTCATGTGGTTAATCATAAAACCGTTATCGGTTGTCCAGCCCGGGTTTGCCAGCACATACTGATAGCCAGCAATTTTTTCCTGTAAGGATTTAATCTTACTTTTCTGCTCGTCAATTAACCTGTTTTGCTCATCAAGTGCCTGCCGCGTCTTTTCCTCATTATCTGACGCTTCAGGAAGCGACATTGCCGACGTTTTCTGGCGAATTTCGTCGATTGTTGCGGCATACTGGCGTGCAGATTCTCTGGCCTGCTCCTGATTCTGATACATCGTGTACCAGGCCGCAGCCCCCAGCATGACAAGCCCCGGCACACCACCAACCAGTCCCAGTGCTCCACTTAACAGACGACTCCCCACTGACGTAACATTATTCAGCGTTGTCTGCGCTGCTGTTCTGGCCGCAATATTACGGGTAAGTGATGCCTGGGCAGCTGTCAGCTTCGCTTCTGCTGCGGCCTGCCTTTCGGTACCACGGGTAGCCGCAACCGCCTGTTGCGCACGATAAACCGCAGCACGCGCCCTGGCGGTTGCTATCTTTGTCCCCCGGAGTTGCGCTTCAGCAAGAGCCACTTCGTTTCTGGCTGCAGTAATTAATCCGGCAGTTGCAGATCCAGCAGAAGACGCCATATTGCCAAAATACCGGGCTACCCCGACGGCAACCAGTGCACCGGCAGCGGTTGCCACGGTGTCAATATTGCCTGCAATACCATTCAGCACACCGGAGAGCGTCTTCGTCACTCCGCTTGCCTCGTTCGCACCACCAACCCAGGCCATAAAGGCGTTTTCAACTTTGGTTGCAGAGGATGAAACCGTATCAGGCATTGCCGCATATTCATCACGTAATGCCCCAAGCTGACTAATCAGTGCAGGAACAACCTTATCGGCGGTCAGTTTTCCGTTATCCGCCATGGCCTTCAGATCCTTACGGGCAACGCCCATTCCCGCAGCCAGCGCGCGAATAACACGATCGCCGTTCTCATTCACCGAGTTAAATTCTTCACCGCGCAGCACTCCCTGCGCCAGTACCTGACTGAACTGCGTGATCACCGAACTGGCTTCTGCGGTACTGGCACCGGATAATTTCAGGCCCGTGGAGATCGCCTCGGTGACTTTCAGTACCTCCTCAGAACTGTAGCCATACTCCCGCATGGAAGCTGCAGAGCGGGCAAAAAGGCTGGCGTTATCAGAAAACGCCGTTCCCGTTCTCTGGCTGATTGCCATTAATTCACGTTGTGATACCTGAAAATCATCACTGGACTGTGAAGCCTGCTTCAGACGGGCATTTACTGAATTCCACTCATCGGCGAGAGAAATAAGATGACCGGTAGCAAAAGCTCCGGCAAATGCCCCCGCCATATTCAGTGCCGAAGATTTAGCTGTATTTATCTGATCCGTCACTTCTGCCAGTGCACGCCGCATTTCACGGGATGCAGCAGCGGACTGCCGGCCTCCGTTCTGCATGGTACGGTAGTAATCCTGCCCCATACGCGAAGCCCGGGAGATCTCTGACTGGAATGACCGGGAATTTGCCGAGATTTTAATAATCAGTTCACGTAATGTCGCCACACTCATTCTCCGGACGAAAAAAAACCGCCGAAGCGGTTTTTGTATTCTTTAAAGAAGTCCGGCCTTACGCCTTGCTTCCTGAAGATATTCATCATCCGTTTTTTGTGAAACGGAACTATCTGCATTGCAAATTAAATCACTACCGCAATGCTTACATTTAATAGCCTCTTCTTTGATCAACTCCGCACAGTAAGGGCATTTCTTCATGCCATTGCTTACCATTTGTTGTTCATGTGCCTTCTCATCTCTTTGGATTACTAGCGAATGAACCAGAGCAACAATAAAGATCATCGCACCATATACCCACCATCCTAAAAATGAGCGACCTTTGCTTTTCGCAATAATAGCTGGAATTAGTCCCAAAACTATTGAAATAAGTAAAAATTCCATCAATGTTTCCTTACTTTCTCAATAAAATGGGAATAATAATCCAGTCAAGTGAAAAGATCATCGAGCTGCAACAAATAATGCCTTCTCAATCTCAGCAAATGGATCTGAGGTGCCTTCTGTCTGCTCCTTCTCCCACTGAAGAAGCGCATCATTCAGTGGCACTTTGACCCCCTGCGCACCGTAAACAGCTGAAACTATCTGGGCAGCCCGGATATCAGCCCGCTCGTCACCCAGCGGGCTGAACCTGTCAAATTCTGCCCACATCATGATTTCTGATGCAGACATTTCCCGGCGTAACTCTGACAATGTGCGCCCCATCCTGAGCGCCAGCATCATCAGAAAACGCATCCCCGGAAGCGCTACTTTTTTTTAACCTCACCGGCATCACTGATCAGTTCCAGAGACTGCCGAAGAAGCCGCGCATGCACCGGGCCATACACGGCAATCACCTGTTCACGATCATCCTCTGAAAATACAGGTTGCAGTCCGGTATCACACAGAACATCAATGAACAGTTCAACATCTGCCTCCAGATTTCGGCGGGCGCGCTCCGCAACGGATAACGGTGTCTCATCATCTTTTGCTTTAACGATCTCCTGCCAGCGCAACCAGGCTTCTGCAGAAGGTTCCCGTAATACAACCGTTGCCCCTTCCCATTCAGGCACATCAACAGTTTTATGGCGAAACCCCGACATCGTTGCCAGTGCCAGATTACGGATATTTTTAGTCATCACATCTATCCTCATTAACTGACGGTAACAGTGCAGGAAGTGGAGGTCACCTTGTTAACAGGGCTTGCTGAATCAGAAATCTCGCAGGTATACGCACCGGCATCACCTGATGCTGCTGATGCCTTACTGAATGTTGCCGCCGTCTGTCCGGAAACAGGAGAACTACCTTTCTTCCAGACATAAGAATAAGGCGGCACACCACCGGCAGCCTCAACCACCATTTCGAGTTTCGCTCCGGCAGAAACCTGCAGCGTGCTGTTTAAATCGACCTTCACTTTCAGCGGCTCTGTCGTCAGCACAGGTTTACCTTTCAGGCGCAGGGAAAACGTTGCAGCCACAACACCATTAGTTCCTGCAGACCAGGTATGCTGACGCACCTCTGCCATAAAGGTAAATCCGTTGCCTGACGGAAAAATAACTTTAAAGCCATACGTGGTGTCATTGTCATAGGCACTGCGCAACGCGTTCTGGGCAGCATTGAGGTAAAAGTTGCCTGACATGGAAATCTCTGAAGCAGCACCAAGGCCGTTAATATTTTCCTGCTCAACAGAACACAGCGTGGTGACATCAATATCCTGCTTTTGTCCTGCAGTAAACTGCACCTCTTTGATTGTACAGCTCAGGCCAAGATAGCTGGCAGAATCCAGGGTTTCTGCTGTTACCGGTGCAGACGAAATCATAATTTTCGTCAGTTGCGAACGCTCAAAATTAGAGGACATACTCGTCTCCTGAAAATAAAAAACCCGCCAGCGGCGGGTGGGTAAAATCATTAACGACCTCAGGCTATTACCTGAAATTCAAGCGTGGCTCTGCTCAGACGGGAGTCAGGATCATACCCCTGCGTTTTAGAAATAACGGAGGGTGCCAGTTTCCTTACTGCATCAAGCGCCTGCTCACGAATATCATCTGCGTCATCAGGTACTGTCGCCCAGACATCGATCTGCACGGTAATTCTGGATTCAGCCTGCCCATCAAGCACATCAGATGCCGTGTCAGACACCACAGAAAACACCAGCCACGGCGGAGATACCGCAGGCTTTCCCTCCGTCAGCGGGACCACATAAGGATAAACCTGTCCTCCGGCCAGCTGAGACAACAGGGAATACAGTGTGCCCTCCCTCATTTACTTAAGACCTCATCAATAGCCTGATTCATTCGCTGTATGGCAACCTGCGCCGCCAGCTCCTCTGTCGTATCGAAAGCCGGGCGAATGAATGGATGCGCGGGCATGTTTATCGTTCCCAGCTCCACAAAGCGCCAGTAAAATGCATTTCGGGGATCGCTGGCTTTCATGCTGTTATCACTGTTTCCGGTTCGCAGGTTCCGTCCGCGAATGTGGACACCCGAGATAATTTCCCCCCGACGCTTTGAACGCTGAGTGAGAACAACCACATTTTTCTTCAGTTTCCCGGTTCGCTCCGGCGCACGTTCAACAACTGCATCCCGCATAACTTCAGCACCGGCACGGGTGGCATCGCGCAGAACCTTATTGTTTTCTGCCCTGCTGAGCGTCTCCAAATCCCGTGCAATATCCGCCAGGCCGGAAAAATCAAGACTGAAATCCATCACACATTCCCCTTCAGGCTGCAGAGTATTTCAAGCCGGGTAGCGCGTGCATCCGGTATTGGTGGACCTTCTATACCCAGAATGGCCCCTTTAAATGCACCGGTCAGCACTTTCAGACGTGAAGTCGCTGTCACATCGCGCCGGAATCTCATCCAGACTCTGACCGTAGCCTGAGCGGTTTCTGCTCCGCCTGAGATTATCTCCCTCCCGCTGATACCCTTAACTTCTGCCCATACGGTAGCTCCCTCCGTCACCGTCTCCACCGGATGCCCTGACGGAGAGCGGGCGGTGGTGACATTCAGAATAATTACGCGATCACGTAATCTGCCCGCCTGCATGTCTCCTCCTACAAAGGAATAAAACGATAAGGCTCCAGCAGAGAAGAAAAACCAAACGGGACTGGTGCCTTGCTGACATCTGAGGAATTTTCCCGGTTTTCGTACCAGTGCCCGACCAGCAACATGAGCGCCAGCAAAACATCATCAGCTATAAGCACCCCTTCAGGATCACCTTCCGGCACCGTCTCCTCATAAAGCTTACGGTTGATAAAATTTTCTGCCTTGCGGCAGGCAGCCCGGAAATACAGCATCAGTAACTCATCATCAGTTGCATCATCTGTATCAATACGGCACTGCGCCCTGAGTTTTTCCACTATTGCTGCCATCAGAAACTCCTGCCCGCAACACTGTGCGGGCATAAAAAAACCGCGTCGGCGCGGTCTGTAACTGAACAACGAGTGGTTATTTGCCAGTGAGCGCCTTGATGGCTGCCACATCTTCCAGCACACAGTCAAAACGATGGAAAGCCAGAAATGCCACCTGATCAAACTCAGCATAACGCTCAACCAGACGTTTCAGTTCCATATAAGTAACGCGGCGAATGATAAAGCGGTTGAAATCCCCCAGGAAAATGAATTTTTTTCCGGTACCAATCCCGTCAATAGCCTGATCAATAACATAAGGGATCCCCAGCACAGTAGCCGGCGTACCGCCTGCAATATCCGGCAGCCATAACGGGCGTTTCTGCCCATCCTCCATCTCTTCAATAGTCTGCAATGTGGCATCATTGAATGCCCAGCGGTATTTCGGCCCACCACGATATGCCGGATCAATGGCATGTTTCAGGGCATTCATTTCTTTCCAGGTGAAAGCGGCAGAGGCTGCAGTCTGGATGGTTCCCGTCACCGACGCTGCCAGCCCTTTTGGCTGTAACGGTGATCCCGTTCCGGTCCCCTGAACCAGATATTTTGCCTCTCCACGACCAATACGCTGGGCAATACGGTTTGCCAGATAAGATTCAATATCCACCCCACTGTCCTGGAGCAGCTCATTGGACACACGAATTATTTTTGATGACAGCTTTTTAGCCCCCAGAATAGCGGTCCCGAACGTCACATCCTGTTCCGTTGCGGCTGTATTTTCCGCCAGCAGTTCGCCCTCTTCAGTCGTGCCATCAGACGTTGACCAGGTGATATCCTGCCCGGTTGATGTGGTCAGAAGTTGCGCCACACTGGCAATCCCGCCATAAGCCTTCATGGTGTCAATGATTTTGTTACGCATCTGCGTGGGCACCGTATATCCGCCCTGAGAATCCGTTGTTACACTCTGAGCCCGCAGTTCACGCATCAGATTACGCTCTTCAGCATTCAGTTCTGCAAATCCGGCACGCAGAAAACGGTTAAATGCCGCAGCGCGCTTCTCTTCCACCGCCTTTTTCCCGTTCTCCGCCTCATTATTCTGGCGCTCTTCCGGCCCGGACTCATCCACATATGCCTGATCCTGACGGCGCAACTCTTCTTCACGGGCGATTTGCTCATCCAGCGCATCCAGCTCAGCTTTCGCCCTGTTCCACTCTGCCCGTTGCTCATCAGTCCATGCGTTATCACCAATTTTTTCATGCAGTGCACGCATATCCTTTGCAATGGTGTTTCGTTTTTGCTTCATCTCATGAAGTTTCATCGTCAGTAGTATCCTTATGCATTAAGAAGGGTCAAAAGACGCTCACGCGCCATTCGTTCGTTAACAGCTTTCTTCAGCGCACCACTCGCCCGCGCTTCCTGCCAGGCTTTCATTGAGCGGACACCAGAGTCTGCGTCCTGATAGGCCGGATATGTCACCGGGCTGACGTCATACAGACGAGAAATGCGCGTGATTTCCCGGATAACAATCCCCTCGTCGTCTTCATACCAGCTCTCTCCGTCACGGGCGACACGAAACGCGAACGAGGACTGATTAATGTCACCACGCAACATTGGAGACAGCACCAGGTCACAAATAGTCGGAGTATCCGGTGCAACAATGTCATAACGTAAACCGCGTTCATCCACCGACAATGACAACGTGCCGGCAGAACTTCGTCCGAGAATGAAATTAGGATCATGATTAAACAAGCCACGTACATCATCATTCAGTACATCATCAAAAGCCCCCGGCTTGATGATTTCACGAAATCCCCACAGAGGTTCTGAACGACTGTTAAATACCGAGCCATACCCCAGAATGTGGGTCGGGGCATTATCATATTGTTCCGCCCGCACCTCCCCGCTGTAACAGCGCGTTTCACGGTCATTCATCGTTCTTTTCCTCTTTGCCTTTCGTATCTTTAAAGTTATTCAACGGATTTGCTGCATTTACGCTGACCAGCATTTCATCCAGACCGTCAACCGGGTTCATATCCTCAAATGCCCTGGCTTCATTCCGACTCATCCAGCCATCTGTAATGGCAAAGTGATAGAACTGCGCACGCTCCTGTGGGGTCCCACGGAGCAACCCCGTGAGGTTGAAACGAACGTAATACCCGGCAGCCCGTTCTGTACGGGTAAACAGGCGACGGTTAAGCTCCTGCTCCCAGTTCGCAACCCAGGGCATCATCGTGTAGCGAACAAACTGAATCGCCTGCTGCGTAATATTCGAAAATGTGGCTTTTTCCAGGTCATTAATCATGTGCGCCGGGACATTAAAAATCCCGGCAATCATCGACCGGTTCAGCTTGGTCATATCAATGATCTGAGCATCCACCGGAGAAACTGTCAGAGCGCGGTAATCCAGTTGCGCAGGCAGCAACATGGTTTTATTTTCCTGGCTGCGAAGCGCTGTCACCGCCCGCTGCCACATATTTTTAAGCCTGCCCCAGCTTTGTTCGTTCAGTTCATTTTTCACAGAAATAATACCGGCAGGACGGGCATTACCGTTAAAAAAGGCGCTGGTATACTGCTGGCCACTCATTCCCATACCAATGGTTTCAGCATGCTGCATGATCGGGCTCAGTCCCATTTTCTGATTGTTTCCCAGCGCCCTGATATGGATCATGTCGTCCGGACTTACCGCAAATGCACCCTCTTCGTTATACACCCCGTAAGTATGACGCCCACCGGTGTTAAGTAACGTGGTTTCCCATGGCATACAGCATTCAAGGCTGGTAACCTCTCCACGACGATTACGTTTTACCCACGTATAACCATTGCCCCACCCCAGCACATGACGCTGCTTCAGTTCCCGCCACTTATAGCTGGTCTGCCAGGCATTAGGTTCATCATGAACGAGCCAGAACAACGGATGATCGCGTGCCGGCTGAACATGCTCATTCGTTTTTCGCATCACATGCAGGGGCATCTGAGCCACACTGGATGAAATAACATAAATACAGGCATAGACAGCAGCCAGCTTCATGGATGTTTCCGGACTGACATACACATCCCGGGCAAAAATATTATCCGTCTCAGCGGCCTCTCCGGTTACCGGAACCGAGGGATTTTCCAGAGGCTCACTGCGAAACAGAGCATCAAGAAGCATGTTTTCTCCTCATGGACACCACCAGTGCATAAAGCAGCAACAAACAGCCCGACAGCATCAGAGACGCTGGCAGACCTGCATACAGATAAACGCCAGCAGTGAGCAAACCGAAACCGATCAGCCCGGTCATATCAGTAATAAGCTGTTTCACAGAATTAACAGGTCCTCATCAGGATCAAGCGTGGACAGAAAGTCATTCACGCCCCCTCCATTTACCAGAAAGCGGCTCATGGCTGTAAAAAGCGCAACAGGGCCGTCGATTTTGGCTTCCGGCGTGGATTTATTCGGGAAGATGTTGTCGTTTTTGTCCGGTTTTACAGTAACGTTAGACATCATCCAGTTCATGACCGGATGATTGCTGTGATGGAAACGCCCGGCATAAACCAGTGATTCCGTTTCCTTCATGGCCTCTGACAGATTGCGGACCGTCTGCGGAACCTCCACCAGCGGTATCCCTTCTTCAGCCAGTGCCAGGCTGAACTGCATCGCGCTCCACGGGTCAAATCCCAGTTCCCTGAGGTTTTCACCACCAATCCATTCCAGTAAGTCATTTTTTATCTGAGCATGATCGATAACATCACCATCCGTCAGAATCAGCTTATCCATCTCCGCCCACTTCCGGTAAAGTTCTGCCTGCTGCCGCGAGCATCGTTCCAGCCGTCCCTCCGGAAGCCAGAATTTAAAATCGGCATGAACATGCCCGTTATCCGTTCGCCAGAGTTTTGCCGCCGCACAGATATCAATCTTATGAGCAAGGTCAACGCCGACCCACATGGGATACGTTTTCAGCTCATGTCGTGGGGCAATGTATTCGCACTTCTCCCACTTAATCATGTCCATCCAGGCAGACTCTGCTGTTACCCACACATTCATGTGTTTGGTAAAAAAATTCACCCGCGCAGAGACCTGTTCTTTCGCTTTTTTCGCCAGGCGACGCAGATCATCCCAGCGTTTACAGATGCCCAGGCCGGGATTCGCTTTCTGCCAGACCGTTTCATCAAACGGATCATCTCCCTCATCGAGGGTGTAAATAATCGCAAAGTAGGAGTCGTCTTTTACCGCGCCCTCCACGTCGCTGTTATAGCCACGCAATACCTTGATGGCGTAATCACGCTGCTCGTAACAAATCCCTTCCTTGTTAAACCCTGCCGTGGTGATACCAAATAAAAGGGACTGCAGACGGGCACCGGTTGCCGTTTCCAGAACGTCCCACACGTCACGGGTTTTATGTGCATGCAGCTCATCAATAATGGCGCAGTGGATGTTCAGACCATCTAGGTTGTTTGCATCCGAAGAAAGCGGTTCAAATTTTGATGCGCTCTGCTCCTGGTAAATCGCCAGCTTGTTGAAATCAAACAACCGCCCGAGTGTCGACCGGGCTTTTCTGACCATATTTTTGGCGTCTTCAAACACGATTCTGGCCTGGTCACGCGTGGTTGCGGCTGAATACACCTCAGCTCCGCCTTCACCATCTGCCCCCGTCATATACAGGCCGATACCCGATGACAGAGTTGATTTTGCGTTTTTACGGGCGACTTCGTTGTACGCCGTCCGGAACCGGCGCACCATCACCGGACGTCCGCTGCCATCGCTGCGCATGACAACTTCCCCGGTCTCTTCATTGACCAGCGGAATGACAAAACCAAAAATATTAATGAGGATAAATACATGCCAGTCCATCAACTCAATGGGCTGGCCTGCCAGCGCCCCTTTTACATGAGGCACAAATTTGTAGAAATTCAGGATGTGCTGCGCACGGGGTTCACTGAAATAAATCCCCCGCTCTTCGCCGTACTTCAGATCATCAAGAAAACGCTGGCAGGCCAGGCGGACAAATTCGCCAGCAACAATTTCTCCTGCAACAACACGTTCGGCGTAGCGGATCCCGTCAGCCACTTTTGCCATCAGTCTCTCGCTTTTAAAAGCTCCGCCAGCGGATCAACATCATCCGGTCCGGCGATATTTACTTTAGCCCGGCTTGCCGGTGACATACCAAACTCTGCAAGCATTGCCCGGATCCGCTTCCAGGCATCCGCTTTCATTGCCGCCGCGGGGTGCGCCTTAATCAGTACATCACCGCTCTGCGTTTTCGTGCGGTAGGTATACCCCTCAACATCGAGTGTTTCGCAGTGATGCCGATATTCGGTGTAGGCTTCCACCAGCAACTCGAGCGCACGCGCATCAAGCTGAGAAATGATCCCTTCCGCATTCAGCTCTTCCGCCATTCGCCTGAACCAGTACTTCCCCTGAGCCCCTAAATGCTGCGGAATTTTAGGAAGACCTTTTTCATCCTTTTTAGCGGTTTTTTTGTGGTCTTTAACGGGGCGCTTTGAGGGGTTGCCTCGAATCAAATGCAGGCGTGGCGGGGTTTTCGGAGGTCCTGACATAATCGGTCTTACCTATCAATCGTTTGTTCACATTTCCAAAAAAAAGTTTTCGAACCTGCGGCGATGTGAGGAAGGGTCAGGCGGCGGTACTGAGCAGCCAGGGTTGCAGAGATTTGACCCGCCCCTCCCCTACAGATGGGAACTGTTATCAATTGATGCGTTCGCGCGCTGTTTTTGCTTTATGACAGGGCCAGCACAGACTCTGCAGGTTACTGTCTGCATCCGTGCCACCATGAGCTTTCGGAATGATGTGGTCCACAGTTCTGGCTTCAACGGCTCTCCCATTGCGCAGGCAGTTCTGACACAGATGATTATCACGCTTCAGTATGCGCGCACGTATGGCATCCCATTTCGAGCCATAGCCACGCTGGTGGCGGCTCAGTCCGCGTTGATGCTGTACCCATCCTTCGCCACGATGTTTATCGCAGTAACCAGAACTGTCTGTGGTTGTACCTGCACATCCACGCTTACGGCAGGCGCGTGGGATTCGTGATGGCATAAATACCTCATACCCTGCGAAATGTTTACCACGATAAAAAGGCTACTTAATGCACTGAGTGCGGATATATTCCTGCGCCCCTTCCAGTTGCATCTGCATCGTCATCAATCGGTCTCTGAGGGTGAAATAATCCCGTTCAGCGGTGTCTGCCAGTCGGGGGATGGTTGCATTATCCACGCTGGTGGGTCCGGTGGCTTCACGCACGGCTGCGGAGCAACTGGCATTGACCCGCAGGCGCTTACGGCCAGCGGCAACATCAGCGCGCAGAGTTTCATTTTCAGCTTGCGCATTGGCTAATTCTCTCGAGTACTTTGCATCGAGCGCAGCAACATCACGCTGACGCTGCTGCATGTCAGCGATGGTGGCGATCGCCAGCTTCAGCTCACTGACTTTTTTATCACGCTGTTCTTTGTAGGCGATGGCGTTATCACGGTAATGATTGACCGCCCACGACAGGCAGACGATGATGCAGATAACCAGAGCGGAGATAATCGCGGTTACTCTGCTCATTGTTGCCCCCACAAACAGACTTCACGCTCAATCTCACGACGAGTCATCAGGCCTTTCCATTGCTTACCGCCAGCGTATGTCCAGCGACGTAGCTGGTCACATGCGCCTTTGATATCGCCCTGGTTGATTTTGCGAAGAAGCGTCGATGTTCTGAAATTGCCAGCACCCACGTTGTAGACGAACGAGTAAAGAGCGCCGCGCGTTGTTTCCGGTATATCGACTTTGATGTACGGGTTAATTTGTCTGGCGACCGTGGCAAGGTCTTTATTCAGGAGGGCTTTGCATTCTGCTTCGGTATACGTTTTACCTAGCATGATGTCTTTTCCGGTGTGTCCGTGACATACAGTCCATACGCCAACGATATCTTTGTATGGTATGTAGCTGACACCTTCCAGGCCATCGTCACCACTCGGACCAGTGATGAGCACAGACGCTATGGCAACAGCCCCACCACCAATAGCAGCAGCAACAGCCTTGCGTAATGATGGCGACATTATTCACCTCTCGCAGCCTTACGCTTATCTTCTTTAATCTTGAAATAAAGGTTTGTCAGATACGTCAGCAAGCCAAATACCAGACTACCCAGCACACCTATTGCCGCCCACTGTGAGGGCGTGACTTTATCGAGCAACTGTAAAAACCAGTACCCGGCACTACCTGCTGAGGTGCCATAGGCGACACCCGTTGTTAACTTATCCATGGATTTCATAACCCCACCTCGCAGATGCGGGTGCTGTGTAATGGAAATAAAAAGGCCACCTGACGTGGCCACCAGATTATTTCCCCACCAGCTCGTTTATCTCTTTCACTGTCTGGTTAAACCGCTCTGACTCAAGCTCAACACCTAAGGCCCGACGCCCCAGCGCCATTGCTGCTTTTATTGTGGAACCGGATCCCATAAAAAAATCAGCAACCAGATCACCTGGTCGACTACTGGCATTGATTATTTGCCTGAGCATATCCGCCGGTTTCTCACACGGATGTTTCCCCGGGTAGAACTGAACGGGTTTATGCATCCAGACATCGGTATAAGGCACGGAGACTGATACGGAGAAATAGCGCCGGAGAGATTTAAACTCATCCAGCAATTCAGAATATTTGCGATTCAGTGAATCATAAGATGCCACCAGCTGGTGGTGTGGTTGTTCCAGTTGTTGTTCCTGAAACTTCTCTGCCGCTATACGGGAAAACAGTGCCTGTAACTTCCGATAGTCAGCCTCATTCGGCAACTGCCACTGACTGGCACCAAACCAGTGGGAAACCATATTTTTCTTACCTGTGGCTTCGGCAATTTGTTTTGCCGTTATACCCAGTTCGGCACGAGCATCCCTGAAATACGATATCAGCGGTGCCATTATGTGCTGTTTGAGTTCCCTTTCTTTTGCTGCATAGCCGTCACTTTTGCCGCGATATGGCCCCTGGTAATGTTCAGCAAACAGAACGCGCTCTGTGGCAGGAAAATATGCGCGCAGACTTTCTTTATTACACCCATTCCAACGTCCGGACGGCTTCGCCCAGATGATATGGTTAAGCACGTTGAAACGTTCACGCATCATGATCTCAATATCAGATGCCAGGCGATGTCCACAGAACAGGTAAAGGCTTCCGGCAGGTTTCAACACCCGCCAGAACTGGGCCAGACAGTGATCCAGCCACTTAAGGTAATCTTCGTCCCCTTTCCACTGATTGTCCCAACCGTTGGGTTTCACCTTGAAGTACGGCGGATCGGTAACAATCAGGTCAATGGAATCATCAGGCAGGGACTGAATAAAATGCAGGCA